GTATCATATTTTTTATTTACAGCGAGTCCATATGCTTGTGATTTAATTTTACCATCGCTATTAATCTTATTCAATGCAGATGAAAATATTTCACTGATCTTTGACCAGTTAGATTCCAATCTAAGAAATTCAAAATCTCTTGCTGGAATAGAAATATTTAAATTTATGTTATCTGTAATATTAGCAATCTTTTTTTCCTTTCTGTCAAAATCATAAACTGTATATGAACTCCCTTGATTTCTGACTATATCACGTAAAACTAATTTAACATCATTTAGACCAATTTGAGGGAGCATTCCAATTTTAATAGATTCAGATGATTTTTTAAAATCAGGTTGTTGGAATCTTTTTTTAAATCTTGCACCAATTGCAGCCGCTAAGACTGCTTCAGAAATGTTACCTTTGTTATACTCAAGAGGCATATATTCAAAAATTTAAATCTAAATTATTTAGAATTATAATTTAATTGAAGTTAAATCAAATAATTCTGGATGAATATCTCCATATTTTCTTATCAATTCTCCAGCCTTTGCGTTTGCTTGATTCTCTATTAAACTACCAGGACGAGAACTACCTTTTTTACCTTCGATATTCTGTTTATAATGTATACACTCATGTGCAATAGTTCTTAAAATATCCACTGGATGTCTATTAATAATACTTACATATATGATATTATTAGAGAGTTCACCAAATGCTTTTATTTTTTTAGAGAACTCCGAGTCGTCAATAAGAATAATTGGTATATCATATGCTATACGAAGTTCTCTTTTCAGAAAGAGAAGAAATCTTTTAAGTATAAAATTAAAATGATTTCTTGAAAGAGATCTTCCCTTATTTTTACTGGTTAAAGACATTTTTAATGGTATTTATTCGATCATTTATGTTTATAGATCACCTTCTCTACGATTTTCAGAACGATTGATAGTAAAGGTACCTTCTGGGTAACGAGAAGATAATTTTTCAAAATTAATTTGCATAATTTCTTCAATTGTTGTATCTAAAGCAATACAAGCTAATTGAAAATAAAAAAGAATATCGGATAATTCAATTTTAAGATGTCTTACATTGTCTTCAGTATAAGGTTTCCCTTGAAAAATTATTTTTTTTACCAATTCTGTAAATTCACCAGATTCAGACGAAATGCCATATGCGCTAGTCATAAGTTGAGGAACATTAACGCCTTGGTCTTGAAGTTCATTCAATCTTGAGATTAAACAGTCGAGATTTGTAGACGGTTTTGAAGTTACAGTATTTACAAAATTTTTATAATCAGTTATTTCAATTGTAGTTTTAGAATCCATCAGAATTTAAATGCCTCAAATATTTTTTTAGGTTTGTTTGTTTCGGAAGTATTATACTCCTCTTCTTGTCCAGAGTCAACTAAATCTTTTTGAGCAGATTGCTCAACATCAAAAAGTCTCATTTTTGAACGATCAATTCCTACGACAAAACGTTTATTAATTGATTTATCTGCATATCTATTTTTCAGTTGTTTAATCATAATTTGACCAAGATTATCTAATTCTTCTGTAGTAATAAGAGCAAGAAGTAGATCAGCAGTTGCCGCTGTACCAAAACTTTCAGAAATATCAGTCATCTCAACATCCGAAGATGAAAACGAACTTCTCGTTGATTGAGTAGCTGTAATCAGAGGAATATCAAGTTCTACTACCATTCCTCTCACTTCTTCTGTAATCGATTTTACATAAGAATATGAATTTACGTTGGAATTTGATTTGAATCGACTTGATGAACAGATATTTAAATAATCAATAAACAGAACATCTGGTTTAAAAGATTTTTTCAAATGAAGTTCATTCACAAGTGCTTTGAAATGTCCAGCGTGAGCAGATGCTGTTGGATATTGTTTAATCACAAGATTTCCTTTTGTTTTGTTTAAAAGTTTCATAACTTTATTTTCAAAAATATTTTTTGGGAGATCATCAAGTTGATGAATTGGAATGTCTAAAATGTTAGCATCAATTCGTTTGGCAATCTCTTCCTCTGCCATTTCTAAAGTAATGTATAAAACATTCTTATTTTGCAGTAAAAATGAAGATGCCATATGACACATACACAGAGTTTTTCCAACATTAGGACCAGACATTAAAATGTTTAATGTTTTATTAGGAATACCACCATTTGTAATTTTATTTAAAAAATCAAGATCGAATTGAATTTTATCTTCTTTCTTATGATAATAATCATAACGTTCTTGGTAATTGTTTAAATAATCGTGCCCGATATTGCGATCAAAACTTACAGATAATGCATCAGAAAGAATACTCGGAATTGCATCTGGTGTTTTTTTATCATTTTTGCCATCTGCAATATAGATAGACTCCATCAAAGCCAAATATATTGCACGATCTCTACACCATTTTTCAGTAGTATCAACCAACCATTGAAAATCTGTTACAGATTTATTTAAAGTTGAAATAACTTGTCTGATATCTTTTATTTCACTTTCATTTAAATCTTTTCTTTTTTCTATTTCAATATGTAAAGCTTCAGTAGTAATTAAAGAATTATATTTAGAAATAAATTTAAAAGTTTCCTCGAAGATAATTTTTTCGGTTTTTAATTCAAAGTAATTAGAGTTTATAAAATGTATAACGGTACGAGAATAATCTTCATTAAAAATCAAATTCTGTAGTATAATTCTTTCAATTTTTTCCATGATTTTTACTTATAATGTAAATATGCAGTCATAATATATTTCGATTCATTTGAAGGAGATTCTCCACAATGAGGATACATCCATAGTGGAGGAAACATTAAAAGATTTCCTTTTTTTGGAGTAATTCTTAGATCTTTAAAAACAGTTTGACCACCCGATTTTACATCATTTAAATAAAAAGTAAATGATAAAAATCTCCTAGAAGTTTCATGATTTATGACATCGACATGAGTATCAAAACGATCATCAAGTTCATGATTATATTTTTTTATTCTAAATTGCTCAAAAGCATGTTCTTCTGGAAAAACTCTTTTATCAACAAATTCATAATACTTATCACGATATTCAAAAATTTTTTTGATAATATGATTATGAATTTGATTTACATCTGAAGATAATTCTCGGTTTTCTGTTAAATTGAATTGTGTAAAATTTGGTCTTCCTCCATTTTCGTATCTTTCATGTTTATCTGGAACTTGTTCAAATAATGAAATTAAAAAATCACAAACTTCAGATTCTAATGCATTTTCATAAATGTGTATCAGATCATTGAGTTCATCCATAACTAAATTGGTCTTTTGCAATTTGATCTAATTTTTCCATTACATCTTGAGTAAAATATTGCTCAGGATTTCTCAGAATTTCTTTTGCAAACATTTTTTTGCCTTGGAACTCATATCGATTAGAAACACTTTTCCATAATTCACCAGTTTCACCAAGTTCTAGTAAACCATAATAACGATCTAGACCTCTTTCATCATAATATAGACGAATTTCAACTTCTTGATTTTCTTTACTCAATCTTGATTTAAATGTTTTTGCTTTGATTATAACTCCAATCGTTTCTTTACCGTCTTTCTCTTTTGATTTGGACAACTCGATGATTGTAGAAGATGAATAAAGTACTCCAGAACCTCCACTTTGAACTGTAGAAGCGCCATACCCCCCAACATTAGCATAAACGTGATTTGTAACTATCATTGGAATATTTGCCTGTCCCAACTTAAGAGTGAGCATTCTAAAAGCACCTTTAATCAAAGATGCCTTTGTCATATCTCTTGTATCTTTTTCTGCCAAGGCGTCTCCAATTTCTTTGTTTGAAGAGAGCATTCCTAAACTATCAAGAACAAAAAAACAAGGTCTTCTTTCTTTGACAGGTTTTTTCATGTAGAGATCTACTGCTTTTAAAGCCTTTGTTCTGAATTCTTCAATGGTCAGAACATTTAAAACAACTACTCTACTTATATCCAACCCTCTACTTTGAAGTAATGATTTTGTAATCGCTGCTTCAGTATCAAAATATAAACAATATCCTTCTGGATTTTGATCCAAGAAATTTTTAATTACAGCTAAAGCGAAAAAAGTATTATGATGGTAGATACCTGATTTTGAATTTGCAATATACCAGTGAGGATATTCTATAGAAATGTCATATACATTTTCAAATCCAATAGGTGTTCTTTCAACTACTGTTTTTTTACCGTAAGTAGATGTAATATCTTTAGCATCGAGTGCATTTACTTCGGTACCTGAATTATAATCATGAAAGATGTGATTTACAGAACATTCAAATCTATCACCATCATGAAAATCCAAACGAATGACTTCATTGTTATGTTTTGTTACAACTTCATTTATTCTAGTTATTCCAGTAGGAGTTTTTACATAAATTTCATCAGTAACTTCACAAGGTTCTTCATGTTTCCCATTGCCATAAATTTTATAAAGTTGTTCATATGTAAGTTCAAGTTCAACCATTTTGTTTTACCTCATTTAGATTAATAATATTATATTTTTTTAAAATAGACATTGCTTCATTTAGATTTTTATCAGTGTAAAGAAAACATTCTGTAGTTTTTATGATACTAGGCGAATACGTATTTTTGAATATTTCATGAAACTTATTTTCCAAATCAATTGCATCATAGGCATTCATTTTATTAAAGAGAATAAGATTATAATTCAAACTAACTTTCCACCTTTTTGTAATATTATTTTGTTTAGTCAATCCATATTTAATAATTTGATTCTCATTATCATTTAGTAATATTAAATAAAAATTTAGTTGATCATTTTTTTCAACTAAATCTTTTGTATAGTATCCAACGTGTGAATTTAATTTTCTTTTTACATTAATTAAGTCCAGGTCTTTTCCACTTTCATAAAAACTCTTGTACCACTTTTCATGTCTATTCTTCCATTTTTTTGTTCCTTCGTCTTCTCCATACTTAGTAATATAAAAATCTAAACTTCTTGACTGTTTTTTTGAAATTATAATTTTTGCTTCTTCTTCAGTATATCCTTGTTTAATCCAATATTCGGGTCTTCTAATAGAAGAATTTATGTAAGTATTTGGATCATTTTTTAATCTAGCTTTATG